TCAAACTCGGTTTTCAAATAGTCAAATAAACTAAACATCGAATTAAGATTTTCAGAATCTAAATTTCCAAAGCCTTCGTCAATAGCTAAAAAGTTTGGTCTTGGAAGATTCGAAACGTTTATTAGTGAAGCTCGAATAGCCAAAGAAGAAATAAACTTTTCCATACCAGAAGTCATTTCTATTGGCCACTTATTATCAATACCATAATTAATAAACGTTAATATATTCTTACCATCTAAGTCAAACTGAATAGTGAAATCTACTATCTGAGAAAGGATAGAATTAACCTCTTCTTGTATATACGGTATAGTGTCCGCTATAAGCTCATAAGGTACTCCGTCTCGTTGTATAGAAGCCGTATAGTATTGGTATGCTTTTAAGCGGCTTTCTAATTCATGTGCTTTTTCAATCGAGCTCTCTATACTGGTAATTTGGTTTTCAGATAACTTCATATCAGAAAAAGCTTGTTGAACTTCTTGGTTTGCCAAAAGAATTTTATCGTTCATTCCATCTTTATTAAGTTCTAAATCTGCAATTAAAGCATTTGTTTTCTTATTCTTTTCAATAGCTTTTTTATTATCGTAGTAGTCTTTTATATCTTTATCAACAGTTCTTAATTCATTCTTTCTTTTAACCCTCTTCTCTTTAATTTCTGTTTGGTACTGGTTTATTTTAATAAGTTCGTTCTTATACTTTCTAACACTTTCGATATTAGTTTCTACATAATCCAAACTATCTATTTGGCTTTTTAAGTGTTGTCTTTCTTGGAGTAGTAATGTAACATCTTCTCTATCATAAACCAATTCTTTTTTAGCTACTTCTGCACTTTTTACGAATTCATTATTACAACAGAATTTACAGTTAGGGTCATATTCATGAGTATTTAAAGCTTTTACTAATTTTAATTTGTTAGCAACTTTTATTTTAATTTTGGCTAAGTCATTATCATTAGTATGAAAACTAGTTTGTAACCTTTTTAGTTTTTCTTTATCTTGCAGTAAAGTTATTTCGTCAATTACTTTTAACTCTTTATTAATTTCAGAAATTCTTTTCTTATTAGTGTCATAGTAATTAACATACTTTTCTAATTTACTTTTTAAAGTTTCTGCAGATTTCTCTAAGTCTTCTATATCCGAAATATCTCTTACAACTAAAAGCTTTTTTGTTTCATTAAGAATTCCCCGATTAATCTTCTTAAGTTCTTTCTGTAGTTCAGATCTGGAAGCTGATCGGTTCTCGTAATCTTCCGTACTAGATTCCAGGGATTTTTTAGCTTCGTCTAGTTGGGTTTCAAAATCTGTTTTTTTGAAATCTCTAAGTAAAGCTTGAACGTCTCTAATTTCGTCATTTGCTAAATGGTACAATTCTTCGAAAACTGTTATATCTATAAACTGAGCTAGTAAATCTTTTTTCTCTGTTTGGGATTTATCTATAAACCCAGTATTATTATTTTGTACAGATAGGGCAGTTAATTCAAAGTCTTCATAAGTTCCTATAAAACCCCGAATATTTTTATTAGTGTATGCTCTCTGTTCACCATTTAAAGAAACCTTATCTCCAGATTCGTCAATCATCCAGAAATCAATATCTACTCTAACATTACTCTTACCACTCTTTACTCTCTTAGCTTTCTTTTCTACAAAATAATCAATACCATCTATTTCAAAGTTTAATTTGCAAGAGAATTGATTTTTCTTATTGTTCATAACATCTTCTGCTTTTTTAGTTCTGCTACACTTGTCAAACAAACAAAAAGCTATAGAATCTAAAATCGCCGACTTTCCCGTGTGGTTCGGCGCGAATATCCCAACTAAACCTTGAGCGTTGGCAAAATCTACAACATTGTTTGGTCCGTACGAAAACATGTTAGAAAACTCGAATTTTTTCAATTGCCAATCTATATTCCTAGAAATCTCTACTGGAGTTAGATTCTTATTAATCTGTCTATTAAGATTTTTTATCCTATCTAAAAGTTCTGAGTCTATACTATAATTCCTTTCTATGTAATCACTAATAAGTTCGTTCTGGTATTCAACATCACGAGTATCTCTAGTAATAGCTTTTGCTAACTTAGAATCTCCTGAAGTAATTTTATCGTCTTTAATAATCATTACATCATTAACCTTTGCAACTTTCTTAATATCGACTAGAATGTTTTTTAATTCTGCTTGGGTTGTATTCTTAGTTCGCAATCTTAACTTTGGAAATTTTGGAATGTCATCTATATTAGGAAGTACTCCAGAATCTATACTTAAAGTATAAAACCCATGGTCATTGTGTATGTGTGTGAACTTAGATTTCATAGTTTCCATATTCCAAATAGTATAACCATGATTCTTATAAGCTTCTCCAAAGTTCTGTTGTATTAGTGAACCAGGATAATGAATTGTTTTTTCTTTATTTAGAAATTGTTTCTTATGTATATCACCAAGTAGTGCCAAATCATAATCATCAAAAATACTTACTGGTAAATTGTTATTAGAAACTTTAAAACCTGCATCTGTCATAGAAGAATTAATAGCTCCGTGAAATAAAGCTACTTTAGGTAAGTCAGATTTTATATCTTTAGCTCTAATATAGTTTTCAACTTTATCTGCAATATCAAATACAGAAAAATTAATACCACCGATAGTATAAACTTTTGTAGAATTTAGATAGTGAAGGTTTGGATGTCTTAGACTTTTATAAATTGGAGTTAGAGCATCCATACGACTTTCATTATTTAAATTTAAATCGTGATTACCTTTTATAAATATCGTTGGCCTTCTATCTGCTAGGTTTTTTAGAAAGTCCGAAATCATTTCTATTAATTCCGGAGACATATCTATTTTATTATGTGCTATATCTCCAGCTATATATACCAAAGATTCTTTAGGTAAACTATCTACAGCTTTATATAATTCTTTAAATACTTTTTTATACTCTTTATGTCTTTGGTAATTTCTTACGTGTACATCAGCAATATGTAATATCTTTTTTACTTTATCAAATCCAAGATTAATCTGCATATAATTTATACTCCATCAATTTACCAAAAGTCATTTTGTTGGTATTTTTTATAAGGGTTCTTATTTTTTCTTTTCCTAATTCACTAGGGTCTTTATCTGGTAGGTCAACAAAATAAACGTTTATCCCATTATCCATAAAGTACTTTGCATGTTGTAATGCTTTTACTCTTGCATCTTGGTCTAAAACTATGTATAAGTCTTTTACACCTTTTTCAACAATTTTCTTTTTTAAAGAATTGTTTATCATCTTTCCAAAAATTGGAATAGCATTATCTCCTACTGCAATTGCATCAAAAGCACCTTCTACTAAAACAATAGGTTCATTCCAATTAATAAGTAAGTCATAGCCAATAATATCTTTAGACACAGAAGGGTTTTTATGTTTAAATTCAGAATCATAAAATGCTCTAGAAGTAAAGTAATTTAATTTACCATCTTCTCCAAAACTAGGTATTATAATCATTCCTGAATATGGTCCTGATTCTGCATAACCTACTGAGTATCTAAGAACATCATACTTATTTAGATTTCTACTTTTTATATATTTAATAGCATTTCTGTAGTCTGGGGAATTTTGCATAATAGACAAAGGCCTAAATTCTATTGGTAAAGAAACTTCGCTATCATTTCTTTTTACATCTACAGAAATGTTTTCTTTTAGTAAAGTTGCTAATTCGTTAAGTTTTTTATTTGCTACATTTAAGTGCCTAAAAATATTTAAAATCTTTCGGCCTTTCTTACCACAAACCCAACATTGCCACTTTTGGTTTAATATATTTATACTTAGCTTCTCTTTGTGGTGATTACAGTAAGGGCATTTATACCAATGGTTACCATGGCTTTTATCCAAACCTTTTCCCAAAACACTAGCTAATAGACGTAATAATTGCAACTTCAACATAAGCTTAATATAAGAAATCTTTTTCAGATACGAAAATTTTTAATGAGTTTTTTAGCCTTATTAGAGAACTTTACTGATATAAATTTTCTACTACCAATACTTCCATTATAATAGTTATCGTCTATCAAAACATTCATTCGATGTTGTATATTTTCTTCTAGGTAATTTGTTTGGCCTTTTGTTTCTCCAAAGCATATAATTTCGAACTTAAAGTTTTTTTTACCAAGTCTATTTACATCATTCTTAAGAGTTTTATTACTACCAATATAACTTTTCCAATCCGATTCTTTTCTTACAACTTTTCTTAGTTTTCTGCCTTTTACTTTTATTCTTCTAGTACTATAAAAATACTTCCTACCTATATACTTTCTCCCACTCTGAGTATTTGTAATCAGGTATATAAAACCAAAATGTCCATTTGGAATTGTATCAAAATTTTTTCCTTCGTATAACCAATGACTCATATATTAAGTATCAAATCTCACAACTATATTTATATCGTAATTACTAACCTTTTTTAACGCTTGTCCAAGTTTTCCAATTACTAGTAATTCATTATCATTATTATAAAGACCTATTGTTGATATGTATGGTGTAAATGCTGATGATGATACTATTGGCTTAAATTCTTTTGTTAGCTGGTTTGCTAATAAAGATGGGTTAGTGCTAACATTAAACTCACTTTTATCTATGGTACAAAGATATTCATGCTCTGTAATCTCATGCTGGTTTGCAAACCAAATATTAGCATTATCAGGTATTTTTTTATAAGAACTAGAAGGGTCTGTTATAACTACCATTCCGGTTTCATAAAATACATTTCCAATATATGGTGTTTGACTTCCGCTAATTTGGTTTGTTAAGAAAGATATTTCGTTACTATTAAGAGCTTTATTCCAAAGCTTAAAATTCTGTATACTGCAACTACAAGGAGCTTCTACGTCTTTAGTTATGTTATAGCCTCTCTGTACTAATTGTCCAGTAGTATTATTTTCGAAAGATGCAACATAGTTAGCATCAACTCCTGCTGCTATCCAAAGGTTATTTGCATAAGAATTTCCATAGTCATCAACTGGTGTGTAGTGTATTGGTCCTGAAATAGGGTTTGGACTGTGAGGGTCTTCTGCACTTGAAGTTGCTACTAATTGAGCATCTATCCACATTTCTAATTTAGAACCTGTAGAATTTATTACCAAGTCGTGCCAAACACCATCATTTAAGCTTGTAGAAGATGTTAAGAAAGCTTGGCCTTCTAAATCAGATTTCATGAATTCTACTTTTCCATCTAAACTCGTATCCCCTTGACCTCCAATAGTGTATGTTCCGACAACTAAATCTT